AAACACCTCTTGAAGTATTAAGTATTTTAATTGAAATAAAAGAGTTATCAGAAATACCTGTTTAAGAATCTAATATATCAAACACTTTATCAAAATCTTTTGTAATAACATGTAAGAGATAAGAATATTTTATTCTTGCATCTACGGTATCTGTTAATACTAACTCATGCCAATGTGGGGGAAGATTAACAGTTGGTATATTATATCTATCCAACATAAAAGAAATAATAATTTCATTATTATAAAAATATCTATCATCAATATGTTTGATACTGTCAATTAATTTTTTACAATGATCTAATCTTTCAGAAAACTTTAATTCATTTCTTGATATTGCACTACCACCAAATGTACCTGTATTTGCAATAACATCATTCCATTTAGTTACACCATCTGATTTCATCATGTCTCTTTTTTGTTGACCTTTTATTAACCAGTGATATTGATCTAATTCTTTTTTTTGTTTTTCGAAATCTTTTGATTTTGTTCTTACATAAAAATCAGTAGTTGACTCAGTTTTAGTTTTAAGTCCTATACGTTCATTAAAACTGTTAACAGGTAACAAATGAGTAACCACTTTATTAAAGTCAAACTTGGAAAATATATTAATATTGGTGTTAGGAATAATATCAAAATCAAGATATAATACTCTGTCATAATCATCGCAAAACTTTTCCCATTGTTGAAGTTTATATACATTTAAATTATCATAGTCAGTAGTGTCTGGTGTTAGTAATTTAAAATCTGCATTACACACATCAGCATAATTTTTCAAACCATTTTTTAATCTAGTAAAATGTTTTTTAAATTGCTTTTGATTGTGTGTTCTTTTTTTTGTAGTGTCAGTAACACTTGTATAAATGCTAAATATTAAATCGTTCATATGCTCGCCAACAGTAATCAAATTCTTTATTAATTGCATGGATTATTTTTGTATCTTCAGGTATGTATAACTCTGTGTCATAAAAATAATGCCACTTTCTATCTAACCATTGTACTGGTACCTCATTAGATACTAGTTTATACGAAAAGATAGTTTCATTATCAAATCCAAATGTATCTATAATATTCTTAGGATACATAGACTCATTTTTATATTCATTTGATTTTAGATACTTCATTATATCATAAGTCGTTTCAATGTCAACAAAAAAACCTAGTCTATTTAAATTTTCTTTTGTTGCACCAATAATTCCTGTGTTAACAACATTACATTGAGGATAATGATCAGTTTCTTCTAACATTGCCATTGTATTAAAATATTTTGCAGATGGTGATCTGATTGTTCCTTTAATATCAAAAAGTGTTTGACCACTATGTCGTATCTCTTTATTGTTATGCATGATTGCTATACCTTTACTTAAATCCCATGCATCAAAAAAAGATTCATTTGTAATTGGAACGGTATCAAAATCTAGGTATAATACCTCATCATATTTTTCTGCAAGATCATAAAGTAAATGAATTTTATATTCGTTGACAATATTGTAAGAAGTAATAAAAGGAAAGTTTTTATTATAGAATTGTTTTAACTTTTTGTACTTCTCATCATACTCAAATAGTTTAAAATCAGCACCAATTGATTCTGCATATTTCTTTTTACATTCAACTAATCTATTGTAATGTTTTCTGAATTTATCTTTAGTATTGATATTAGTAGGAGTCTCGTTTTCCTTTTTTATTGCTTTATCAAAGAAATCTAACTCTTTTTCAGGTATATCGATATATATGCTGTAAATAACTCTTGACATCTATCTTCCTTTTTGGTATTATAAATATGTTATATATTATATTATTATAAAGGGTTTGTCAATGATTATTTTGATTACAGGCGATAAAGGATTTATTGGGTCTCATTTAAGAGATTCATTGTTAAGTGACGGTCATATTGTACTAGGATTTGATCATATAGATGATTATGACGTTGGTAATATTAGTGAAGATATTGTTAAAAAAGTAAACAAGATTGTTCACTTAGCTGCATACGCAGATGTTCGGGCAAGTATGGAAGACCCCAACAAATGGTATGAAAACAATGTGATAAAATCGAGTCGTCTATTTGAATTATGCAATAAGTTTAATACACAATGCATATATGCTTCATCGTCATGTGTGAAAGAGTGGTGGAAGTCCCCATATGGTACTTCTAAAAAAGTAATGGAAGATATGGCAAATGTGCAAGGACGATTTGTGGGTTTAAGATTTTCTAATGTTTATGGTGATAATGGTAGAGATACAATGTTATTACCTTTGATGTTAAAAGGAAAACTTAAATATTCTACTAATCATACTAGAGATTTTGTTCATGTTAATGATGTGGTAAATTGTATAAAACTATTTTTAAATATGGATAACTTTGATAGTCTTGATGAATTGATTTATAATGTGGGAACAGGAAAAGGAAGAAAAATATCTGATCTTGTAAAACAATATGGATTTGATTTACCAATTACAGAGGGTGACCCATGTGAAATGAAAGATAACACGGCAGACAACGCTAATCTCTTAAAATTAGGGTGGTCGCCAAAAGAGGATTTAGATAAATACTTAAAAGGAAAATTAAATGGCGACACCAACAACGAAGAGTACATTCAAGGATTACTGTCTAAGAAACCTAGGGTTCGGAGTAATTGACATCAACGTTTCAGACGATCAAGTAGATGATCGTATAGATGAGGCTTTACAATATTTTTCAACATATCATTTTGATCAAGTTGAGAAGATGTATCTCAAATATGAAATCACAGCAGACGATATAACTAGAGCAAGAGGAGACACAACAACTAGTGCAACAGATATTGTTGATAGTTCCGTTACTTCATCATTTAAAGAAGGTAATAATTTTATACCTATGCCAAGTACTATTCTTTCAGTAGTACAAGTTTTTCCAATGGACAACGCAGCGTCTTCTAATATGTTTGATATTAAATATCAAATGAGACTAAATGATCTTTACGATTTTTCATCTACATCGATGGTGCATTATGAAATGACAATGCAACATCTAGATTATATTTCACATATTCTAGTAGGACAAACACCTCTAAGATTTTCTGAACATCAATCAAGATTATATCTTGACATGGATTGGCAAGCAGTTTCAGCAGGTGAGTTTTTAATTATTGAATGTTACAGAAAACTAGACCCAACAACTTATGCTGATATTTACAACAACATACATTTAAAAAGATATGCGTCTGCATTAATCAAAAAACAATGGGGTTCCAATTTAAATAAATTTCAAAATGTTCAATTACTTGGTGGGGTCACAATGAATGGTGATCAAATCTATCAACAAGCAACAGACGAAATTAGAGAGATAGAAACGTTTATTGATAATCATCAATACCCAGACATGATAATTAAAGGATAACAATGGCTGTCAATAGTGCATTTAAAACATCGGGTCTTGCCGCATCAACAGGTGAGCAGAATTTGTATTCTGATTTAGTTAGAGAGTCAATTCAAATTCACGGTCACGATGTTAATTACATAGATAGAACAATACAAGCCAGAGACGATATTTTTGGCGAGGACTCCCTTTCACAGTTTAACAAACAACAAACTATTGAAATGTATGTTGAAGATGCAGAAGGTGGTTATCAAGGTGAAAAAGAATTAATACAACAATTCGGTTTAGAGAATAGAAACGAAGTTACATTTGTTGTACATAGAAAAAGATTTGACGATGTTGCTCATCAACTAGATTTAGAAAGTGGAACAGACACTACTGAAGGTTCAGTCCTATTAGAGTCAGGTACACTTGCACAACATCGTTTTGGTATACAGTCAGCAACTTTTGATTCTGCATATTTAAGAAACGAAGATGCTACTTTAGGAACATATAACAATAGACCTAAAGAAGGTGATTTAGTTTTTCATCCTGTACTAAATAAGTTATTTGAAGTTTCATTTGTAGATCATGATGAACCATTTCATCAATTAGATAATAACCCTGTTTACAAATTAAGATGTAAACAATTCGAATACAGTTCAGAGGAATTGAATACAGGTATTACTAATGTTGATGCGATAGAAGATGCGTTAACTCAAGATAGTTTAAATCATCAATTCACTCTTGAGGCAACAACAGCATACAACGAGAGTATTGCTCTTGAGTTCTTTACAAATGGTATTCAAACAGATTCGTTATTAGACGAAGATGGTAATACAATCGTTCACGAAGATGATAGTTCATCAATTGGTGAAAGCATACTTCTTGAAAATCCTGCTGACTCAGGTGACGATAGTTACTTATTAACGGAAGACTATATAGTAGGGGATATGTCAACAGACAAGACAGCTCAGAATGAGGTGTTTGATGAACAAGATGATACAATATTAGATTTCACTGAAAGAAACCCATTCGGTGATGCTGGAGAATTATAATGCTAGGACAACAATTTTATCACGAAACAATAAGACGAATGGTCGTGACATTCGGTACGATATTTAATAATATTAATCTTGTTAGAAAAGATAACAACGGAAATATTATACAAAAAATGAAGGTGCCATTAGCGTATGGCCCAAAACAAAAATTTTTAGTTAGACTAGATCAAGACGCAAACTTAGATTCTAAAGTTGCAATCACATTGCCAAGATTAGGATTTGAATTACAAAACTTAGCGTATGACCCTGCTAGAAAATTAAACAGAGTTCAAAAGTTTAAGAAACAAAAAGGTGCATCAACAAAATTAGTTGATAGTCAATACATGCCAGTTCCTTATAATATAGATTTTGAATTGTATGCTATGGCCAAACAATCAGATGATGCTTTACAAATGATTGAACAAATTGTTCCATACTTCCAACCAGACTATACAGTGACAATCAACGATATGGCTGACATGGGAATTAAAAGGGATGTACCAATTATTCTTAACTCAATAAATTACGAAGATAGTTATAGAGGTGA